ACTTTTTAGTATAATTTTTAATAAATTGCAACAGCTTCAACATTTTTGGAGTCATCGGTCTTTTACTTGTTCTTATTTTCATTTACCACCAACCTCCTTAAAAGTTCTGCATAACCATTAATGTCATCAAAATGGTCTTTTTTATAGTCTTTTGATTGCATTATTCGCCATGTTTTTAGTAAAATCATAACCAATCCAAAAAATTTTAAAGGTATTTTTACTGGTTGATTGTTGTGGATTGATAAATATTTTTCCATTATTTCTACCATTACATAGGAGGTATGATCAAAATGCCCATAATCATTTTGTTTTTGTTTTAATAATCTTTCTAATTCGCTAATAAATTTTACATTGTCATTCATATTCATAACCTAAATAATAATCTCCTTTTTCGTCTAAACACCAATGAGCAAAAGCTATTTTATTTTGATAAGTTGTAATAGTTCTGCCATCTATTTCTTTATATTTTATTGTTGATTCATGTATTTCGTCACAAGTGAGGGTAGTTTCAAATTTAATTTTATGTAAAACATATCCCTCACTTGTAAGTAAAGCCAAAACTAAAATAACAACTTTCAAGATAACTAACTAAATTTGAAAGGAGCTTGTTGTTTTTTTAGGTTGACTATTTTGTTTTGGTCTGGGTTCGTTTTTATAACCTGATAAAACATTACCTTCATCATTCAACCAACCAATTAAACCTTTTTGTCCTCCTGCATCAGGATAATTCATTTCGCCAGTAAATTTATCATCACCTTTAAATAAAACTCCGACCTGTGCAAAGACCTTGACAAACTTGGTCTTGCCATCATTTGATTGTCCTTTTACTCCAAGTATTGTTCCCTTATTGCCATTATCTAAATTAACATTACCTGAAAAATCTAATTTAATAGCTTTTGGATTATTGGCATCAAAAGGAAAAAGAACCCAATCTTTTTGTTTACCATTACCAATCTTTGACATTTTGTCCTCCATTTTTTTTTATTGTTGTTTCTTGTTGTTTAAATAATTCTTTTATAGAATCATTTTCTTCATCCCATTTAGTAAATAAAGAAGTCAATTTAGTTTGTGTGGTTTGCTGCTTTATTTGTTCCTTAATAGAATTTTGATTATTATTTTGATTTTTTAAAGCATTTACTAATTCTTCAGCACTAGCAAATTCAGATCCTGATAATCCAAAGGCAGCTAAACATCTACCTAACGCACTTGTTGATGCGTTTTCTAATGCACTTGTTTTGTTTATATAAGATGAATTTCTAAACTCCTCTGCATGACCTACACTATAAATTGTATCGCCAATATATAATTCTACTTTAACAATAACTCTATCATTATCATGGTGTAATATTTCTTCATTAAATCTTGCCTCTGGAAATCTTTGTAACAAATGTTTATGTCTTTCTACGACAACTGCATATTGTTTTCCTTTTATGGGAACAGTTGGTATTTTACCTATTTCTTTTAAGCATATATTTCTTCTGTCTTTAAAAGAACCTTTACTTTTTTCTTCTGGCACTTTTTCTGCTTTTTTCATTGTCTTTCCTCTCATCGTTTAGTTGTTTATTTAAAAAATCTATTAATTGTTGTCTTTTGTCTATTTCTTTTTGTAATTCTGTTTTTTCATCATCTCTTTGTAATAATAATTGTGTGCTTTTTTTTATGTCTTGTTTGAGATTTCTATTTTCTGTTTGCAGTTTTGCAAGTTCCATCATTATTTGATCTGTCATTTTTTACCTTTAATCACTTGTTCTAATGTTAAATTATGAACTATCATGTCTTGCATAGCTTGACCTACTAAACCACCAAATATCATCTTCATATTAGGTTTTAATTTTTTTCTTTCAGCAGCAGTAAGTTTGCAATAATCATAAAACCATTGGTCAATATTTTTATTAAGCTGCGTAGGACTTAAATGATCGGCAGTAAACATTCCACCTTCTTCTTTTCTAGTCCATTCTTTTCCTATTTTTTTAAGCATTGAAACCATACATTATAAAATATACAAAAATTGTCAAAATACTATACAAAATAATTTCAATTTGTGGGTGCATTGTCTTTGTCAAAGTTAATTGTTGCATTAAAAGAAAAAGATATTCTTTCATCATCTTTATTGGTACTATTAAATGGGTAAACAACATGGGATAAATTGTTCGGAAACAAGATCCATTGCCTAACCTCTGGCATAACCCTATAATTAACATCAGCAAACATATTTTCAGAACCTTCTATAAATTCTGTTTGACCTGAAAAGTCATTATGTTGTTTTGCATTTTCTGTTGGAATCATTGAGTCTGGTATTTGTAAATATCCAACACAACTTAAGTTTGGATTACCATAAACATATTCTGAATGTCGGTGGCATGGGTTATAATCGCCAGGTTTAGATACAACATACCAAGCACTATTAATTAAAATACTTTTAATTTTATGTTTTATATGTGCGTTTGTATATGAAGCTATGATAGGGTCAAAGAAAGCTGCTTTCCATTTAAGCATAACCTCTGGGGTAATTAAATATTCTTCTGCTACATGACCAACTAATCTTTCTCCCCAATCATGGTTTTTTTGTTTTGTTTTGTCAGCTCTTATCTTTTTTAAGTCTTCTTTAAAATCTTTTATAAGTTCTAAAGGTAGTTCAGCTCTTGCCATTGATGAACCAAAAGGTTTAAATATTTTAAAATTAATCTTGTCTTTCATTGTCCTCCAAAGGTGTTAGTTCATTGACTTCAATTTTATAAGCAGCAGGTCTATTATAATGTCCAAAATGAGATAGTCTTTCTGGCATATCTTTATTAAATATAAAAGAACCCATTATTGTAAAATTAAAGTCTTTGTCATCGTTTTTGATTATTAAAATATATTTGCCATGTTTTTCGTTGGGTCTAATCAATAAAAAATTATATGCTTTTTTTTCTTGTGTTCTTATTTCTATATTGTCTTGAAAGTCAGAATCTTCATATCTCTGCAAATTATCGGTATATGACGCATTATGGTAGGAGTTAGTCCATTTTGCCCAAGAAACCTCTCCTAATGCACCTAGAAAGCCATCATAGAGCTGATTTTTAAGGTTCTTATCATATCCATAGCTAAAACCCTTATTCATCCTTAAATTACCAATAAATCTCTTTTGAGCTATTGTATAAGCTAATTCTACATCATTCGGATCTAGGTTTACTTTTATCATTAAACAACCCAACTTCTTTATCAATTCTTTTATTAGCAATATCAATATAGTTTTGATTAAGTTCTATTAAAATAGCATTTCTATTATTAAAAGCTGCAACTATTCCTGTAGTACCACTACCACCAAAAGGATCTAAAACTATACCACCTTCAGGACAACCAGCTTTTATACAAGGTTCAATTAAATCTTTTGGAAAAGTTGCAAAATGAGCTTCTTTACAAGGCTTTGTAGTAATTGTCCAAACATTTCTTTTATTTTTACCTAAAGGATTAATTTTTTCTAATTGTGTTTTTAAATTTAATCCTTCAGTAGTTCTAGTAACACCCCTTTCTGAAAAATTACCTTTAATATTTTTTTTACTAAAAACAGCTTTCATGTTACCATTTGATTTCTTTCCACCATTTGCTCTAGTGCTGCCTTTTTGATTTTTTAAATTAGGTTGATTTAATCTAGTTAATGAAGATGATGCTAAAGGTTCTCTTATTGCATCTGCATCATAATAATATTTTTTATTCTTTGTAATTAACCATATTTTTTCATGTGCTGAAGTTGGTCTATCTCTCACACTTTCAGGCATTGGGTTTGGTTTATGCCAAATAATTTCTGATCTAATCCACCAACCATCATCCTGTAAAGCAATAGCAATTCTATTTGGTATCATCACCAAATCTTTAGGTTTTAAAGATCCTTGAATAGTAGAAAATGGTTTATCTACAAATGCTCTATCATCATAAACACCATTTATTTTACCTTTATTTTTTATTCTATTTTTTTGTAAATTTTTTTTCATGTCTTTAACTTTTGTGCCATTAACTGTTGCAGCATAACTATCACCATAATTTAACCATATTGTAGCTGACTCTTTAAGCTTCGGTTTTAAAACTCTGAAAAGTTCTAAAATATTTTGGATATGTTCTTGATAAGTTGGCTCTAAACCTAATTGCTTATCAATTCTTTTTGCACCACATTTAACACAGTTTTTTTTATCTGATGCTCTATCAGGTCTTTCAATTAATTTATTATTTTTATTATCTACTATCCCATCTGTAATGGTATGTTTACAATCAGGATCACCACCCTCATAAGATGCAGTTCCATAATCTCTTAAACCCCAATAAGGTGGAGAAGTTACAACACAATCAATAGAATTATCATCAAGTTCTTTTATCTTGTCTATGCAATTACCTTGAAGAATTTTTATCATTTATTCCTTTTATTAATTGATTAAATACTGTTGTTCCTGGATTTAGGTTATAATCTTTGAAGCTGCAACCACA